TATTAAAGCATATACATATTTCTTATTTAATGCTTTAGCTTGATTAGTTATTGTTTCAACTAATAACGATAAAGCTTCTTTTCTTTTTTGACGATCTTTATAGTGTATATTAGATATTATCCAATCACACCATACTGCCGTTGAGTTAGTGGTGTACATAAAACCTGCGCAAATAGGAATGTCTTGATCGTAAACTATATAACCTCCAGTTCCGTTTTCAGGAAGAAAATCTTTTGTAGGCGCAGTCCATCTCCAATCATCCCACCAGTTAACAAGTATATTGTCGTAATCACCTACTTCTAATGGTCGTATATTTAATTTCATTTACAACAAAGATAACAATTTTTTACGGATAACTTTTGTAACCTTTATTACTTCACGCCAGGAAAACTTTTCATCACACTGCTTCCTACAGAAAACAATTCAACTGGATCAGTAGAGTCATTTTGTAAAGTAAATTGTAAATAATAACCTCTTGCTCCATGAGACTCAGCAACCGAATTTTTTATAGCCATAATAAATTGACCGACTGTCGGAAGTGTTCCTGTTACATTTACTGTAACGCTTGTAGTTGTTTTAGCTATAATTACTCCTGCTAATACTGGATCAGCTGTTGCTTCGCCAGCTGTTAAAGTAACCGCGTACACAACATCCCCTATATTTGTAATAGATCCAATAGAGTTTAAAAAAGTAATTATAGTTGCATTGTTTGGCCCAGTAACCCCTATGCAAGCTCCAAGACCATTCGCGGAACGCATTTGCCAATTTACTGTATTATCATTTGTTCTAATAAAAGAATACCATTCCCCTTCTTTTTCTTCAAAGTAAGTGTCAAGCATTGATCCTGGATTTCCATCAGTTAAATCTGTTAACAAAGAAGTACACTCCCAGCGAGCCTCATTTGTATCTACAACTGTAGTAGTAGACTCATAAGATAGAGTCTTAAATAATTTAATGCTTTGCGTTGGTTCTGGATTAAAAACACTTGTAATAGTAGATGGAGCTTGGTCTCCTGGAACTCCATAATATTCATTTCTATTAGGGTTAGTATTATGTCTATACAAATTTCCTTCCTTAAAAGAATAAAAAAAACTATTCATTCCTATCATAAATTCAGGAAAATAAGAGTAAAAAGAAGGCCACCCTCCTTGCCCTCCAAAGCTTGGAAGTGAAGAAGAGTCTTTGTTGTATGTTAATGTATAATTTGGCATAATTTATTTTAAATTTTAAGTTGGATTACAAGGCCCTGAAGATACAACAACTCCGTTTCTAATTCCTAACGCTGTTGTTCCTGACGGCCCAGGATTTCCTATTATAATATACTGAAGTGTATTAGTGTCATTTAAATAGGCTGAACCATCAGATGCTGTAAAAACAAAATTACCAATTTCTGGAAGCGTATTAGTTCTAACATTATAAGGCACAGAAGATCCAATTGCATTTCTAACAAAATAATAAATTGTATTTGGAGTAAAACAACCAACTCCTCCTTGAAGGGGTGAGCCTGTAAAACTTGGTAAAGATACAGGACAATCTACCTCCCAATTAAATGCAGTCCCACAAAGAGGTGCAAATATTTTTAAATTTAAAACTGTTGGAGTTACAGATGTTTTAGGAACAACCATTGTAAATACAGGAGATGTTATTGTACTTGAATCAGAACCATAACCTATGGCGTCAGAAGCAATTGTAACATTTTGAGTAGTACCTTGATCCACATATGTTCCACCTATTAAAGAATAATTAGATGGAGAAGTACCTTCAGTTGGACAAGATCCAGCGCTATCGTAAGGGCTGTTTGATAATAAATCAGTGTTTTTGTTACCAACATAAGTAGGTAATCCTGTCCCTTGGTTATCAATACCAGCGTAATCTACTTGTACATCTGCTCCATTAAGCAATATAACACCATTATGATTGTCTGTCGCAGTTAATCTATTGTACACAACACTATTCCATGTAGCCGCTATACCATCAGGTACTACTTGCCCCATAAAGCATCGTATTACTACAGCTCCTAAATCATTAGCTAAATCAATATTAGCATCAAACACTCCGTTTTGATCTACTATTGAAGCAGAAAGTCCTGTGCCACAAGGAACTAAACAAGCGCTACATGGTTGAGCATTAAGTAATATTCCGCTTAATTGCTGTCTAACTATTAGTCCTTGACCATAATAACCATCAGCAGCTAAAGTGCTTAATGATGAATCTGTATATAAAGATGTTGCTGACGAAAAATTTACGCCATCGAAACAATATGTTCCTAATGTTGCCATATTTTATTTATTTAAGGACAAGTTACTAATTCTATTACTAATCCATTTGATGTAACTCTAATATATTTATCTGATTCTGATTTATAATAACCTGCTGTTAATGGTACTGCTTGACTACTATAACAAGTAGAAGAAGAATAAACAAAATCATTTAAAGCAGGATATGTTCCTGATCCAGTATGATAATATGTTTGAGACAGCGGTTGATTACAAACATCCGAAAGTTGTTGATTTGTACTTGCTGTAAAAGCAACACAACTAACAACACAATTACAACAAGCCTGATCAGCAACAGTTGCGTCATAGCAAAACTGTTGACACGATGTCGTTCTGTAGTCATATATCAAATATAAATATTGATTAGCAACAGGAATAGACAAAGAGCTTAATGTAGCCTCATATAGTCCTTCTGACGCCTCAACAACACTTCCATTTGGTATAGTGGCAGCTGCAGCTAATAACGATGCTATATCTGGTTGATTGTTTTGATATAAAGTATTACTTGACAGGTATTTAAAATTATCGTCAGGATAACCCCAGTCATAATCATCAAAATTTATTTTATTAGATCTTATTGTTAAATCAACCCCATCATTTGGAAATACTCCTAAAGACCTTATTCCAACTTGAGGATCATAAGTAGATGCAATTAAATGAGAATTACCAAACTGACACAAGTCACTGTCGATTGGACTTATAGTTGTTGTGTTTTCCCAAAAATATTCTGCATGAATATATTTATTAGCATCAACAGTTGAATTAAGAACAATTTTTACAACAGTAATATTTACTTGATCAGGGCAATTATAATCTATAGTAAAACTTGAAGCTGAACCAACAGAATTAACTGTTACAACTGCATTACTTGGAGTGTTTAAAGATTTGCTCCAAGTGTAAGATCCTGAACCAGTTAAAGTTCCACTTGTAACTGTTGTTCCGTTCCATAATACAGAAATTGTAATACTTCCTGAAGTTACACTGTATCCAATTGGTACATTTCCGATTACATTTCCAAAATTTATTGTAGAAGAAAATCCTGTACTAACTGGTAAACCACTTCTACTTATAGATGTACCACAAGGAATTATCTGTGGAGGTATAGGTACTGGATTTTGATTCATTCCTAATACATATTCATCCATATAGGGATCAAATGCCCCTAATTTTTGATTGTTTAAATTATCATAAAATTCATCTCTAAAAAAAGATCTCATTCCAGACTCTGATATTACAGTTAAACTTTCTCCTTGACCTCCTTGTGCATTTCCTGACAGCATTAACACAGCTCCTCTTTTTGAGTCTGTAAAGTAAGTGTCAAACCCATGAGTTATAAAGCTCTCAGGATTGAAACTAATACCATACTCTTCAATACGAGCAACTTGTGTTCCTAATATTTGAGGAACTGAAGTAACAACACCACCGCCTGTTGAATCTGTTAATTGGTTTTTACTTGCTAAAACATAAGAAATCTTATCTTCTTGTAAAACTAATATATCAGTTTTACGCGCGTGCATTTTTTGAATAGGCCCATAAGAGGTTTCTAAATCTTTAAAATTTACTAAACCTAAATTAAACTCATTCAAATTATTTGTACCAGAGTTACTACTATACACTCCGCTATAAGTCATGCCTTCAAACCTATCAGTTTCTTTATAGTCTTGATTAGATACGGCTAAAGTTCTTTCTCCTAACTGAAAATTCTTAGCGGCTAATCTATCTTTTATTTTATAACTTTCAACACCATTCCCAAACGTATAAACATCAGCAAAATTTAACTCAACAACTGCATCTTGTGAAGATGTTTGATCTTGATCAAAATCTCCTGTTCCTGATAAATGATTATAATTAGCGTCAATGTCGTACATTTCACTTGCATCATAATACAAATCTGGATTTGCATCTAAAGGCTCTGACTCAAAAATCATTAAAGTATTAGCTCTAAAAACAACAATGTCAGCGGCTATACTTGATTTTCTATCAGAAGCAAAAGCTCTATTAGAACCAGGAACACCACTGTTTATACCAAAATATAACGGAGAAGTTGCGTCACCTGGAACGTCTTGAACAAAACCTAACTTTACTTTAAATCTATTACATGGAAGATTACCAGCAAACCCATATTCATTACCAGTTACAAAGGGAGGAAATCCACTGTCAGGTACTGAAACATTCACAAAAGCTCCATCATAAGTAGCAACAACATCATCAGCACCAAAACCATTTACATTTCCTGGAGAAGCTAAAAGAACATTTACATTATCTCCATCATACCATCTTTTCATGTCTGGGTAATCTCTACTTGCAACAAATTGCTGTTCCCACTCCCAAGTATATTCTGGCGCTCCACCTGGAAAACCTGTAGCAGAACGTTGCGATTTAAATTTTAATTTTATAACAGAACCGCCTGGAACAGTATAGTTTGTTGTAGAAAGTACAGCTCCTGTTGCTGAATCATATTCTGTTGTAAAACAAGGATAACCTACCTGTCTCCTGGTAGAGCAACCATCCTCAGAAGTAGATGCCTTTTGTTCTCCGTAATCTATAACTGAATCATTAGGAATCGTAACATTAAAATTTTGATTTTTAACATTCATGTACAATCCTGGTAATTGACTTATTTCTTCAAAACCAATTTCCCCAGCTTCTTGTAAGAAATCTGTAGACTCTGCTGTTACATCTAAGACAGTAACTTTCTCTACCCTTGGTAAAGCTCCATCTACATCTCCTTTTACTATTAGCGTTTGTCCCTTTGTAACCTTATTAGCGTTATCACCTTCTAATTTAAAGAAAATCATGTTATCACTTGGTCTTACATAATAAAAATTTGTAAATATAGTTTCATAAGTACCTAAACTTGGTTTAACAACAAACTTATATTTTTTGGCCCAGTAAGGAGCAATACTGTTTACTTGAACTAAAAGTTTATTTACACTAACTGAATTTGCTGGTTCAATATATATTGTATTGTACTCCGAAACCAATACTGTAGAGGCACGAGCATACTCATCCATATAAACAATTCCTGTTTCATAATCTCTATTACTATGTAAACTTGTAGTGTCATTATCTGAAGTGAATGTAATGTTTCCAGAAATAAATCTAAAAAACTCAAACATATTTGTTGTTATTGGAGCTGCTGGATCTGTAACATCTATAGCTTGATAATTCATTGCAATTACCTGTAACTCAAATGTATCAGATCCTGGCACTACCGCAGTTAACGCAAACCCTTGCTGTGCAGTTGCGTCTGTTATACTACTATTAAATTTAGTAAATGTACAGGTGTTAGCTGGAGAAGATAAATAATTATTAAATAAATCCGTTAAAGAACTTCCTGTATCCGCTAATGCTAAAGTTTTAAATCTTGCATCTGATAATATACCTGTTCCTATTGCGTCTTGAAACTGAGCTGAACTTACAAAATCATAAACAGAAGAATAATCTTGACTTAATGTGATAGATATTGTTAGCGGAAAACTTGCGTTTTCAAACTCTTCATTATCTTCGTAACAATCAGTCGTGGTTGTTCCTGTTAATTTAGCGTGTTCAAAACGAAAAGACAAACCTATTACAGCACCTACTTTTAATTTATCAGAAATTTCAGCTAAATTAACAGTAATTTTACTATTATCTATATTTTCAGTTGTTCCAGAAAGAGTATAAGCGCTACCATTCCCTGGCTCTGGAATTGTTAAAGTTATAAAATCTACGTTTTTTGAAACGTAAGAGGTTGAGTAGTTTAAGGCAATATTTGATCCATCAGCACTTCCTCTTCTAAAGTTATATCCATCTATAAAGTTACCATAAAATAACCTATTACTCATTATTGTTTGAGCTTTTGCTACCCTTGGAACATTATCGTATTGTCTTAATAACTCATCCCCACCTATTGTAGTATAAATTTTACTATTTGTAAAAGAATAAGTTTTAGACGTATTGTCTGCCCATCCATAATCTTCTTTCTTAAATCTCTCTATTACAAAAATAGAATTTGAAGTTGTTTCTTTATATAGTAAGTCTATTTCTAAAACACGTTCACTACCAGTATTAAAAGTTACAATTGCTCCATTGTATCTGTTAACCATTCCGCCATTTAAATAATTTCTTGTGTCAAAAGCAAATGTGCTTGCTGAAAAGGCTGGTTTTGTAAATAAAGAAGTAGCGCTATATTGGTTGTCTTGATATCTGTATCTATATGCAAAACAAACAAATCTTTCTTTTAAGTAATTTTCATTACCAGGTAAGTTTACAAGTTGAACTAATGGCGCAGGTAAGTTTGCATTTGATCCAACTACATCTTCAAACCCAGGCGGCTTAACTATTACAGATATGTCTTCCTCAACAATTTGGTCTGCAGTACCAAGTGGATTAGGATAGTTTCTACCTATATTTATCATTCGAGGAGGGTTTAAATCGTCTGTAAAAAACAGTAATTCTCCATCCACCAAATCAACCGCTGTTATTAAATACTTAGGATCAAAATTTAATACTGTAGTAGAAACCACATGGTATTGAACAACTTGATTCTGAGTATTATAAGAAACTATTAAATCAATCCCTCCAATTTTAGGGTTTGAAAAATTTTCATCATGTATAAACCAGTAAATGTTCTCTCTTGTTCCATCTTCATAAGCTCCTATACATACTGCTGTTGAGGATATAGGTGTACCTTCAAACTCAATTGTTGTAAGTTTTTGATTACCTCTGGAGTTTTCTACAGCTCCTATTTCAGTAGTTTCTGTAGCTCCTAAACGAACATTCATTGCGTCAATATATTCGCCTGGCGGAAGAAGTCTTTCGTCCACAGATTTATTCATTCTACCTGCAATAAAATTTGTTGTAACTATTGGCATATTATTTTATAATTTTATTCTGACCTCTTAAATTCATTAAAAGTCTTCCAGGATGTATATTACTTAGTCTTATTTTTGCATTTCGTAGTAAAGAAGATTTATCTTTTCTTGCTCTATTTACAACATATTCTGCCACACCTACCCTTCCATTTATTATAGAGTATCTAATATAAGCGTATATATATTCTTCAAATAATTTATTTACATGAACATCTGTATCAACTCCGTTTTCCATTCCATCTGAAACATATTCTAAAACAACAGAAGAAGAAGCGATTATGTTACTAAAATTAATTACACCTGCTTGCCTATTGATTGTAAATGTAGGATTAGAATTTGCAGTCTCTGTGTTTAACCCAAAGCGTGCGCCTACTGCATAATTAAAACACCATACACCATTTATACACCATCCTTCAGAATTATTGTAAGGACTGCTCGAGTTTAAATATATGCTCGGAGCTGTAGCTGACATTTGGTTTAAATTTAATTCTGATTCTTGAGGACTTAACGCATTACCATCTTGATCAAATAACACATTTGACTGATTGTCTTGTAAATATGCAGAAGACCAATTTGTTTGAATATTTTCTGACAATGGATGTAATACTCCATTTACAAATTGAGAAATACGAACCCAATTTACGTAGTCTGGAGGCAATACAAAACGCAATTGATCTGTGATATCTAATTGAAGAATTTTAATTTCCTTCATCGCGTCATAATTTAATTCTTGTATACCTCTTTTAGCGTGAAATAAAATTTGATATCTTTCAATATTATTTATTAACTCGTGATTACCTTGATACATTAACATAAAATTGTTAACTATATCAGATAAAGAGAGGAATTGATACGATCCATGATTTAAATCAGTTGGATTGTTTCCTGAGTTTTGATAATATGCGTAGTCATTTATATATGCCATAATTATTGTTGTTGTTGGTTATCACTCATTTCTGCATTTAGACCAAACTCAATTACATCTTTTTCTCTAATTTCAAGACCAACGTATTGACAAATCTTAGCTATTAACATAGGTTCATCTGACAATGGTAATTCAAAGTCTTGAAAATCTGCCGCTGTTGGATCAAATAAAGGCTCTCCAGCAAGTAGTATAGCATAAGTCCAATTTGGCGTTAAAGGATACCTAACGTACTGAGATGTTAATTGACCAATTTTATTAATTGTAATAGGAAAAGCTTCTGCAACTAATGCGTTTTGTGTATATGCAGGGTAACTAATATTTGGTTTTGTTAAAATAGAATTATTTAACATTGTTATTTTACTTTGCGCTACTCTTTCTGCTTCAATAATATCATTAACTGAATATATGTTATAAGTTTTTCCAATAGCATCCCATACATTTACTCCTGGAGTTGCAAACACTAAAAGATCAGTTGCGCTTACAACTTGAGAAACTACTGTATTGTAAACCACTCCTGCTGTAATTGTAGAAACTATATCTCCAACAGCCACTCCAGCCACAATAAAGTCTGCTGCAGTGTCGTTTACCGCTGTAAAAGCGCCATTGGTCGAAGTTGTTACTCCTGCTGCTAATTCTTTAGTAAAAACCATCATCTTATTAATTAAATAATAGTCAACTGGCAATGTATATGAATTAGATTGTATGTTTCCTAATTGAGTTGTAGCAGAGTTTAATAAAGGAGTATTTATATAAAATGTATCAATTACCTCAACTAATCCTTTAGATATATCAGCGTATCCAGTCCCTGACTGTCTCATGTTTTCTTTTAATATTTGATTATTATATTGATAAAAATAATCTTCAAACATATCCATTTGAGCTTGTTGCGCATACAGATTAAAGTCACCTGGAGATATGTAGCCATAATTGTTTTTATTGGCTATAGCTAATACAGTATTTCGTACTTCGTTTATTGGCATAATTAATTCTTTTTACAAAGATAGCAAAAAAAAAGAGGCTACTTTTTTTTGTAGCCCCTTTAGAATTAAAGTAATTTTCTGTTAACTTATTCTAAGAATAAAATATTCTTTTCCACCTAACCATGTTGAGTTACTGCCTGAGTTATAAGCATTTGGAAGTCCTGGGAAATCGTAAGTTACATCTGTCCACTCTGTTTGTAGGGAAGATACAATAGCGTCTTGTATAGCTCCTCTCATATCAGAATTAGCTCCAGTTGTAGATGAATAGGCATAATCAATTTTGCCTACATCTGTACCAGATGTGTCGTATGTAATGTTTACAATAGAAGACGTTACAGCGCTATTTGAAACATCAGCAACATTAGCTGATCTTATGATTTTGTCAAAATTATCAGCCCCTTCTTTATATATAAGGTATTCATCACCGCTAACAAATATATCTTCAGATACACCAAGTTGATTTTTAGAAACAGAAGTAATTAATGCTACAGAACCTCCTGTAAGGTCTTTAACGTAATCTCCTGGTTTAACACCAGCTAAAATAAAATTAACTGCACTGTCTACTAAAAAATTAACTAATGTAGCAGAAGTTGTTCCATACTGTACTTTAGTATATTCAGGCATATAGATAAAATATCCAACACCATCAGGGACACCTGTTCCTTGATCAGCTACTGGGCCAATTGGAGTTAATCCTAACACAGTATCAGATGATACTACGCTTACTAAATATTTTTGTCCTCCAGTTGACGCACCAGTTGTTCTATCCCAAACAATTGCATTTGGCAATACGTGTTGAGTAAAAGTTGCTGCTGTGTCAGTTAACGTAACTCCTGTTGGAGTAGTCGCTGATCCTGTTAATACAACATCAAGTTGTTTAAAGTTTATAAATTTTTCCATTGTTTGATTCATTAGGCTATCGCAATTGCGCTTAGTGGGTTAGTAAATACACCTGCTGCTTCAGTAGAACCAGAAGGACTATAGTTTTCTGATACATTTGTCCAACCTTTTGTTAAAGCATTTTGAACAGCTGATTGAACAGATAATAATAATTTAGGTGATGCTGCAGGATTTGGCCACGTTAATGTAGTTTTCTTTCCACCTAAGTAATGTAATACAACAGTTGTTGTAGTTGCCTGGCCAATTTTTGTTAGTCCAGAAATTGAAACCAGTTGATTTTGGCTGTTAGTGCCATCAGCATCTAAAACTGGTATGTTTAAAAATTTTTCCATAATAATAATAATTTATGAGTTAATAATAATGTTATGCAATACTAATATCAGATACTGCGTATTTTGGTAATTCTTTTATACTTACGTTAGTCCATCCTGTAGATAAAGCATCTTGAACCGCTGTTTGTATAAAGTTTCTAAATTGAGTTCCAGAATTTGTTGCTGAAGCCGCTCCTACACTTGCGTGTGTAATAGTTACTACATTTCCACTTCCGTAGCTTAACGTTGTTGAGGTGGCTG